TTGGGTGATATATTTGCAGATACTTTTGAAAACATACGTAAAACTGTACTGCAAAAAACTCTTATAGAACCCGCTAAAGATGCCTTTAGAGGATTAGTTGGTAATCTTATTCCAGGATTAGGATTAAATGAAGAAAAAGGTGCTGATAATGCTAAAGTTATAGACGGTGCTTTACTTACTACATCGGGTAGTGCAGGAGGACCAAGTCCTGCTGAAAAAATGAAAGAAGATGTAGAGAAAAAAGGTATGGGATTCTTTGACGGCTTTAAAGAAAAAGCTATGAATGTGTTTGGTAGTATGAAAGAAGGTATTGGTAACTTTGGTAGCACAGCTTTAGATACATTTAAAGGTTTAGGTGGATCACTTGGTAATATATTTAGTAGTGTAACATCTGGTCTTGGTAGCTTATTTGGTGGAGGTGGAGCCGGAGGTGGCGGAGGCTTTATGTCAAGCATAATGGGAATGTTTGGCGGAGGCGGCGGTGCTGCTGGTGGCGGTGGAGGCTTTATGTCAAGCATCATGGGTATGTTTGGTGGTGGAGCTCCTATGGCTACTGGTGGTTTAGTAGGTGTACGTCATATGGCACAAGGTGGACAAGTAAATGCACTTCGTGACCGTGTACCTGCCATGTTAGAGCCTGGTGAGTTTGTGATGCGTAAACCAGCAGTTAAATCTATAGGAGCAGGTAACTTAGGTCAAATGAACGCTACTGGTGCTGGTGGTATGGGTAATGTACAATTTAATATTGTTAATGAAGGATCACCTAAACAAGCAGAACAACAAGGACAGCCTAGACTCGATGCAGATAAAATTGTTGTTGATGTTGTAATGAGAGACTTAGCTTCTAATGGTCCTATTAGACAAGCTATGAGAAATGGATAAGATATGACTACTGCTACCTACCCTGATGATGCCATCGCACCTATAACTGCTTTTTCAGTTGTTGCAGATACTACTTTTACTAATACAGGCGCTCTTAGAGTAGCCTTCAATTTACCTAGTAGTGTAGAAAGTAAAGGTGAAGTAACTGTATTTCAAGAAGGAATCTTACAATCTACAGGTTCTTATTCTCTATCTAATGCAGGACAAACAATAACTTTTATAGTAGCCCCTAATGCTACTGAGCTGATAGTCAAAACAATATCTCTTCCTGCTAGGTATAGATTAAATAGAACTTTCCCCGCTGTAGCCGCAGAAGATTATAGTAGCACTCCTACAGTAACTAACGGTAATACTTATACTATTAATGGTGTTACTGAAGGTTTTGCTTTTCCATCTACTGTTAACGTAGCTACTACTAGTGATTTTATGGTATATGTAGGTGGTGTTTTTCAATCACCTAGTTCATACACATATCCTTCTGTTAGCTTAGCTTATCAAGGTATAGATATAGGCGATAATAATGCTGTTAACTTATTAACTAACTTTGCATCTAACTTAACTGATTCTAGTCCTAGAACTAAAAGTGTTACTATAAATAGTGGTTCTGCATCTTTTAACCAAAGTAATGTAGTACTAGATGGTTCTAAATATATAAGCACTGCTTCTAGTAATGACTTTAATGTAGGTGAGGAAAAATCTTTCACATATGATACTATTATGACTCCTGATGCAGGTGCTACTATGAGTTCTAATCAAACTCTATTATCTCGTTTTCAAGATGCCTCTAACTATTACTTCTTACGTACTGTAGGGTCAAATTCTAATGTAGGTTTTGTAGTAAATCATGGAGGTAGCTTAACAGAAATATATGGAGGTAACTGTAATGGAGCTACTAGTTATCAAGTAGCTGTGTCTTACGATAAAACTACTGCTAATTTACGACTCTACGTAGCTAATGCACTAGTTAAATCAGTATCATATAATCCTTCCGTAACTCCTTTCTCTGTAGCACCTCTAGTTATAGGTGCTAATGCTGCTGTAGCTGGGGGATCTGTTTCTAGTCAAGAACGCTATAAAGGTAAAATTGATTACATAAGAATGGCTGACGGCGCAAGATACAGAGAAGCAACTCATAATGTTCTTACTACTACTGCGACTGTAATTGGTGGGTCTCCTTTAGGGGCTATAGATAGTGCTGATACTTTATCTATACGAGTATTTGACTCAGATGTTTCTGTAGCTGATAGATTTAATTCTATGGCAGATAGAAAACCTGATGGAGGTTTTACGACTACTAAAAAGTTTGCTACTTCTACATTCACATCAGAGGCTGGGTATGAAAAAAGACGATTAAAATCAAGAAGACCTCTTCGTTCTTATGACTTAAAGTATACTAATGTCTCAGGAGTAGAAAGAACTGCTATTGAAAATTTTTATAATGCTAGAAGTGGAGATTTTGAATCTTTTAGTTTTGACTTGTCACATTTAAATGAAAGTGGTACAATTAGTGCAAGATTTGATGGAGATCTTAGTATAACACAAGTTCTTTCATCTGGTCTTTCATTAACTGAAAATATTTATTCAGTTGGTTTTAAACTGAAAGAGACCTATGACTAATGACAGCTAGAAATTATGATGTAATACTAACTGTTGCAGATTCTTCTGCTTTTATTCCTGGTAATGCTATTGTAGGTAGTACTAGTGCTACTGTTGGTTTTATTGCAAATGTTACTCAAGCAACTAAACAAGTAAAAGTTAAACTAAATAATGTGCTACAAGAGTTTCATACTAGTGAGACTATTACTTCTAAATCGGCTGTTATAAGTGGTACTGCAAATGGTGTACTAAATACTCTTACAGTGCCTTTTCAATCAAATGTATTTGCTAGTGAAACTACCACTGCTACTACCACTATAGCATCACAAGCTCCTAGCCCTTTTATAGCAGAGAAAAATGCATTTATTCAGAATCCTATAGTAAGACTATATGAAATATACTATCCTGGAGAGTGGTTCCCCCCAACTCCAGAGGGTAATCCTACTGGTGATGGAGAAGGTAGAGCATGGCCTGTTAATTTTCCTTTAAAATTTGCAGATGTAGCAGGTGACTTAATATCTGATCTACATTACAATGTAACATATGATGGAGATTCCTATATACCCTTTCCTGTAGATGTTTCTAGTCTTAGTCAAGGTACAGATGGTAAAATTAATGAACTTACATTAACTGTTTTTAATGTAGATAATCTTATTTCTGCATTAGTAGAAGATCCTTTTATTGTTGGTAATAATACAACATGGGCATGCGTAGCTAATATTAATGGTGTACCTTGTCATGGTATAGATCCTAGAACTATTAATTTTACTCCTGCACAAGTAGGAAATGCTGGAGAACAAGCTTTTGATACTCTAACTAGGGCGAGAGCTAATGGTTTTATTTATGATGACTCTATTGTAGGATATTATGGGCAGTCTAACGCTTCTTGGAATTATGAACAGACTGTAACTGCTACTGATTCAAGCGGTGATGCTGGCGAATGGCGTGAACTTAAAAATGACTCTAGAGATTTACAAGGTGCTGTGGTAAATATTAAAACTACTTTTGCTAATTTCTTGGATGTTTGGCCTGAGCATAGTGCAGCTAAATATATTACAGGTAATGTTATTGAAGTATATAATGCTATGCCTTATAGAGTAGGAGATAGTGTAAAATCTATAAAAGGCTCAACTTCTGGTACTATTGAAACAATAGAAGAAAATAGATTTTTATTTCTATCTAATCCTTTAGAAGCTAATACTGCTGTGGGCGATCCTATTTATGTAATTAACTCTGACGTAGATACTGAATCATATATCGAAGATAGATTTAAAATAGATCAATTAGAGTCTTTAGGAGATGATACTGCAAGATTTGGATTAGTTACGTGGTTACAATATTTTAAACAAGTAACTCCTAGACGTAAGTATTATAAAAATACCTGTCAATGGCAGTATAAAGGTGAAGAGTGTCAGTATCCCGGTCCTGCTGGTGGTACAATACCTGGAACTTCTCTTACAGCTAATACTAATCCTATAGGAGTAGATAATACAACTGCTTCGGGTCCAGAGGGTGATATATGTGGTAAAAATATCTTAGCCTGCACTCTTCGAAACAACTCTATACACTTTGGAGGTTTCCCTGCAACAGGACGAACAATTCCCAAGCAATAATGTAACAGGTTGTATACTTCCTTGGATGCATATTTTTGGTAGCTTAAGCGGTAATTTTTATATATGCTGTCATGCCGAGTATGCGCCTGGAACAAGAGTAATGGGTACTTATAAGCAGTCTTTAGGTGAGATTTGGAATAGTGAAGACTATAAACAAGCTCGTATAAATTTTTTAAAAAATAAAATACCTACTGAATGTGTACATGCTTGTTACGATAAAGAAAAACAAGGTAGTGGAAGTAATAGAATCACTGCTAATGATCGTTTTAATAAGTATGCTTATTTACAGGACGAAACTAATAGTGATGGCAGCCTAGACATAACTCCTGCATATCTAGATATTAGATTTGGTAATTTGTGTAATTTTAAATGCAGAATGTGTGGACCTTATGCCTCTACTAGTTGGTACAAAGATAGTGACGATCCTAAATGGTCTAAGACTATAGACTATTTTACTGATAATGAAGATTTTTGGAAAGATGTACCACAGTATATACCTAATCTAGAAGAGATATATTTTGCAGGAGGTGAACCTTTTGTACAAGAGGGTCATTACAAAATGCTTACTCTACTCATTGAGTCAGGATATGCTAAAAATATACATGTTAGTTATAATACAAATTTAAGTTATTCTAAATTTAAAAAATATGATCTTACCGAGTTATGGTCTAATTTTAAAAAAGTATCTATCTGGCCTAGTATTGAAGGATATGGAAGCCGAGTAGAGTATGCTAGGAAAGGATTATCCTGGCCTAAATTCGAAAAACATGCTATTATGTTTAAAGAACATATACAAACAGTTAGTTGTGTTATAAATATATATAGTATAACTTCTATGCCTGATCTTATTATATGGTGTAAACGCAATGGTTTTGATTTTTATGGGTCAACTCAGATAGAACCTTCTTATCAAAAGGTTACTTGCTTACCTAAAGAATCAAAACAACAAGTACTTACCATATATAAAAAATTTATAAAAGAGTATAGACCAATTTTAACATCGCATGATTTAGAACAAATAAAAAATTGGCTAAGTTATATGACTAGTGCAGATGAGAGTAGTCAACTATTAGCTTTTAAGCAGGAAACTGAAAGAGTAGATAAACTACGTAATGAATCATTTGCTGAAACCTTTCCGGAGTTTGCTTCATGGTACGAAACTATATAAGTCTACCACATTCATATGATAGTGTAAATTGTATAACACTAATTAAAAGTTTTTATCACAATGAGTTAAACTTACAATTTTCTTTGCCTGATTACCCCCTATCTAAGCATTGGATTAAAGAATTTACTACAACTAGTATAGATAATTGGGCAGCTCAATGTGCTAAAAAAGTAAGTTTGACAAACGCTAAAGATTATGATGTAATAGCATTTAAGTCAGAAAAAACAAATTTAGTAATACATTTTGGAATGTACTTAATGCCATCCAAAATGCTACACATCGAAGAAGGGGGAATTTCGCGTGTAGAGACTCTATCAGACTATTGGGTAGAGAACATACATTCGATTTATAGACATGACAACTTGGTATAATAAATACAAAGATTTTCCATACTTACATTTAGGTAATAATGCTGAGACAGGGATTGATTGTTTTAATCTCTGTAAATTAGTGTATCTAAATGAATTAAATATAGATATACCGTATACTAGTGATCACTTTTGTAAGATTATTGATGAAGATTGGTATAGTAAGACTCATGAACGATATTTTGAAAAAGGCGGCGCTGATACTGATACCTACGGTTGGAGAAAGATTAGAGGAGAACCTAAACTTTATGATCTTATAACTATGAGTTTAGGAGCTACTAACGTAACAAATCATTGTGCTCTATATGTTGATAGAAATAGGATTCTACAAACAATGATTGACCATACTAGTTGGGTAGCTCCATATGGAAATTATTATAAACAGTATACTACGGGGGTGTATAGATGGAAAGATTTATAAAGCTAAAAGAAGATATGAATGCACACTGTATGCTGGATTATCCTAGAGAGTGTGTTGGTATTGTTACTAAAGATTTTAGTTATATCCCTTGCACAAATATATCTCCTGCCCCTAAAGATAGTTTTATATTAGATCCTGCAGACTTAGTTAGGCATGATGAAAATATATGGGGTATTTTTCACTCCCATCCTGGCGATGAAAACCCTATTCCTAGTAAAGAAGATAAAGTTAGTGCTGCTTTTCAGGAATATAGATTCTTAGTAGGCTTTGATAATAAGTTTTATATATACTGGTTAGACCACAATGTAGACGCACTCATTTTTGATGAGTTTAAGGAAGAACATCTTGTTAATTAATCTTAAAATACATTCAGCATATAACAAACTCTTTGATGAAAAAGTATATTCTTTTGATGCTAATATAGCTTCAGATGTTTTATCCTATCTTAAAGGTGTACATCCTAAGTTTGCTAAGTACATGATAGAAGTAAGTTCTGATGAAGCAAATGAATCATTTTCTATACTTGATGAAAACTTAAATCAAATTACTGCTGACATGTTATTAATTAAACATTTTAAAGATGGTGAGACAGTACATTTAGTTCCTACTATTTCAGGAGCAGGCGGTAAAGCTAGTAAGATGTTTGCTGTATTTGCTATTGTGGCTTTTGGTATGGCTACTGGTGGTGCTGGATTTGCAGCACTTGGGGCAGCAGGAGGAGCCGGAGCGGGTGCAGGAGCAGGAGCAGCAGCTGGCGGCGGCGGATTTTTTAGTACTCTATTAGGTGGCGGTGGCGGTGCTATGGGTTGGTTAGGAAGAATAGGTTTAAATATTGGTATGTCTATTATTGGTAGAATGTTTCAAAAATCTCCTGCCGCAAAACAACAACAAAAAACAACTGAATCTAGCGTTAGAGAT